GGGAGCCCGACGCGTTCATTGTGGAGAAAAAGGCGGCTGGCGCACCATTGATTCAAGAACTTCGGGCTATAGGCATACCCGTACAAGAGTTCAGCCCTTCAAGGGGCAACGATAAGATGGTGCGCTTAAATGCAGTTGCGGATTTATTCAGCAGTGGTAAAGTCTGGGCACCCGACACACGCTGGGCACGGGAAGTAATTGAAGAGATGGCCGCGTTCCCAGTTGGGGAGCACGACGACTTTGTGGATACGACAACGCAGGCTCTGCTGCGGTTTAGGCAAGGTGGGTTTATTTCTCTGGACACAGATGAGAAAGACGACTACATGATGCGCGGCCCACGTAAAGCAGCATACTATTAAGGACTGAAATGGCTACAAACATTGACAAGGCACTCTACCAACAACCCATGGGCATCGACGCTCTGGCAGAGCAGGAGTCTCCCCTAGAGATTGAAGTCATTGACCCCGAGGTTGTGGTTGAGATTGACGGTTTAGAAGTCAGCCTCACAGGTGAAGCCGAAGAGGACTTTGGTGAAGCGCCGTTTGACGCCAACCTTGCGGACTACATGAAAGAGAGCGCCATTGACACGATGGCCGGTGACTTGTCCAGTGACATTGACAACGACAAGAACAGCCGCAAGGACTGGGAGAAGTCGTACACAGAAGGATTGAAGCTCTTGGGTCTCCAGATGGAAGAGCGCACTGAGCCATGGAACGGTGCATGCGGTGTGTTCCACCCCATGATTACCGAAGCTGTTGTGCGTTTTCAAGCTGAAACAATCACCGAGACCTTCCCAGCCCGTGGCCCTGTGCGCACCAAAATTATTGGTAAAGACACGCCAGAGATCAAAGAGATTGCGGCCAACGTTGAAGAAGACATGAACTTCGAGCTGACCGAGAACATGAAAGAGTTTCGCGCTGAACATGAGCGCATGCTGTGGTCACTCCCCGCCACAGGCTCGGCGTTTAAGAAAGTGTATTTTGATCCCAGTTTGGGACGTCAGGTGTCGATGTTTGTGCCTGCCGAAGACATCATCTTGCCCTACGGTGCAACAGATTTGGATACTTGCTACCGCGTCACGCACGTCATGCGCAAGACCAAGAACGAGATTTTGAAGCTACAAGCCGCTGGTTTTTACCGCGATACGGAGTTGCCAGACCCTGACCGCAGCCAGACCAACATTCAGAAAGCCAAGGACAAAGAGACGGGCTTTAGTGATTTGAACGACGACCGCTACACGCTGTATGAGTGCCACGTTGACTTGGACTTGGACGGCTTTAACGACACGGACGATGATGGCGAAGAGACCGAGATCATGCTGCCCTACGTGGTCACGCTGATTAAAGGCTCAAACGAAGTACTGTCCATTCGCCGTAACTGGAAGGAAGACGATGACCTCAAACTCAAGCGCCAGCACTTTGTACACTACCAATATATCCCCGGCTTCGGAGCATATGGTTTTGGCCTCTTCCACCTTATCGGTGGTTTTGCCAAGTCAGCCACAAGCCTTATGCGTCAACTGGTTGACGCAGGAACGTTATCTAATCTTCCGGGCGGCCTCAAATCCCGTGGACTGCGTATCAAAGGTGATGACACACCAATCGCCCCCGGTGAATTCCGAGACGTAGACGTTGGTTCGGGCACAATCCGCGACAACATTTTGCCCCTGCCGTACAAAGAGCCATCACAAGTTCTGTACACACTGTTGCAAAACATCGTGGAAGAGGGCCGCCGCTTCGCAGCCACTGCGGATATGAACGTGTCCGACATGTCGGCGCAAGCTCCTGTGGGTACAACGCTTGCACTGCTTGAGCGCCAGCTTAAAGTGATGACGGCTGTCCAAGCTCGGGTGCACTTTGCGCTAAAACAAGAGTTAAAACTGCTCAAAGACTTGATCCGCGACTACACAGACCCCGCTTATACGTACGATCCTGAGTACGGTACACGCAAAGCCAAGAAAGCGGACTACGATTTGGTGGATGTGATCCCCGTATCCGACCCAAATGCGGCCACAATGAGCCAGCGCGTGATCCAGTACCAAGCTGTGATCCAAATGGCACAGATGGCGCCTGATATTTACGACTTGCCCCAGCTTCACCGTGGCATGCTTGAGATTTTGGGCATCAAAAACGCAGAAAAGCTCGTGCCGATCGAAGAAGACATGAAGCCAACAGACCCAATTTCAGAGAATCAAAACCTTCTCAAGGGTAAACCTGTCAAAGCGTTCATGTACCAAGACCAGATGGCACACATCCAGTCACACATGGCGTTAATTCAAGACCCGCTGGTTGCACAGTTCATGGGACAGAACCCACGGGCACAAGCCATCCAAGCCGAGTTGATGGCGCACGTTGCCGAGCACACTGGCTACCTGATGCGCCAGAAAGTGGAGCAACAACTGGGCATGCCCCTGCCTCCAGAGGGCACAAAGCTGCCGCCCGAAGCAGAATTGGCGCTGTCTCGTCTCATGGCGCAGGCATCCCAGCAGGTTTTGGCTCAAGATCAGGCACAGGCTCAGCAGCAACAAGCCCAACAACAGATGCAAGACCCCGTTTTGCAGATGCAACAGCAAGATTTGCAGATTCGCATGCAAGAGCTGGAACTCAAAAAACAGAAGCTGGCTACAGACGCCGCTACTGCCGCAGACAAACTGGAGTTGGAAGAAGCCAAGGTCAGTGGACAACTTCAATTGGAATCCATGCGCGTTGGTGCACAAATCCAAGACAGCAAGGCCAAACTTGCTGCTCAACAGGAACGAGAAGGTCTCCGCATGGGGATCGACATCGCAAAAAGCAAGGTGCAAGACTTGCAACAAAACCGTGTGTACCAAAACCAAAGGGAGAAACCACCTAAATGATCCAAGATTTCGCACGCGTATTGCGCGAAAAAATACGTACCGACATGAACAACTACGCTGACGATTTGGCGGGGGGTGCGTGTCGCTCTTTCGATGAATACCAAAAACTCTGTGGGATTATTTCGGGTCTAGCCCTTGCAGAGCGTTACGTCCTTGACCTGCTACAGAAAGTCGAAAAATCAGATGAGTGAAATCATTCTGCCGCCGGGCATTGTTTTGCCCAAAAGTATTCAGACTGTTGAAACTCCACAAGAGGACGACACGGATGAAGACAAAGCAGGTGCACTGCCATCCCCCACGGGCTGGAAGCTGCTCTGTATCGTGCCTGAAGTCGAAGCAAAGATTGCAGGAACATCACTGGATCTCGTGAGAGATACAGCTACTATGCGTCAAGAAGAACACGCCACCACGGTGTTGTTTGTCCTGCGTGTAGGCCCCGATGCGTACAAAGACAGCGCCAAGTTCCCCAACGGAGCGTGGTGTAAAGAAGGCGACTTCGTGTTAGTACGTACTTACTCCGGCACAAGATTCAAGATATTTGGCAAGGAGTTCCGTCTCATCAACGATGACCAAGTTGATGCTGTTGTGCAAGACCCTCGCGGCTTAACCCGCGCTTGAAAGGAAAATTATGGCTGAACCCTACAAGTTCCCCGACGAAATTGAAGCAGAAAAGGCTAACGCCGCTGCAAACAATGACGGTGATATAGAGATCGAGATTGTTGACGATACACCAGAGCGTGACCGTGGCCGCAAGCCGCTTGATCGTGAGGTGAAAGACCCTACCGAAGACGAAATCGAGAATTATTCTGACAAAGTCAAAGCACGAATCCAAGAGTTGACTCACGCACGCCACGACGAGCGCCGAGTTAAAGAATCTCTTGCTCGTGAGAAAGAAGAGCTTGAGCGTCTCGCACAGCAGCTTATTCAAGAGAATAACAAACTCAAAAAACACGTTAACATTGGACAGGAAGCATTTGCCAAAACGTCCGTGCAAAGCGCCACTCAGTCACTGGAAGCTGCCAAGAAGCAGTTGAAGGATGCACATGAAGCGTTTGACACGGATGCCATCATTGCTGCACAGCAAGCATTGACAAATGCAACACTTCGTTTGGACGCTGCGAAAAAATTTCGTCCAAAGCCTTTACAAGAGACCGAAGTTCCTGTACAAAAGCAACAAGTTCAATCTCAAGCCCCGGAACCGGACGAAAAATCTCTGCGCTGGCAGGCAAAAAACCAGTGGTTCGGACAGAGTGGGTTTGAGGAATACACCAGCTATGCACTAGGGCTGCACCAAAAACTAGTCAACGGTGGCACTGACCCCCGCGACAATGAATACTTCGAGCAAATTGATGCTCGCATGAAGTCCAAGTTCCCTGAATTATTCGGTGGATCTGAAGACAGAAGGTCTAATGAGGCTGGTAGAAAGCCTTCAACTGTTGTTGCGTCCGCATCTCGTTCAACGGGATCTGGAAAAATCAGGTTAACGACTACGCAAGTTGCGTTAGCTAAGAAATTTGGATTAACCCCGCAGCAATACGCTGTTCAAGTAGCAAAGTTGGAGTCTCAAAATGGCTGAAATTCAAGACCGTAAAAATCGTGATTTATCTTCACGCGAAAAATCTGTTCGTGCTGTATACGTACCGCCGACAAACTTGCCTGATCCAACGCCTGAACCGGGCTACGTGTATCGCTGGGTAGCGACGCATGTGCTGGGACAGTCGGAAGTGACCAACGTATCACGCAGAATGCGCGAAGGTTGGGAGCCGGTGAAGGCAGCTGACCATCCAGAATTGATGATG